TCCCATGTTGAGGCGTCGCTACTTTCGATCATCGTGATGACGTAGCGTTCGCCGGTTGTTTTTTGCAATGTCTCATTGACCATTGGCGGCTCCAAGAATTGCGCCTTCTTTGCGCTCAGTGCTTCCGTGGTCTCGGTTTCGTAGCCTTCGATGTGTGTATGATCCACCGGCGCGTCCTCGCCGCGAAAGATCCCTTGGAATGTGCCGACGTGATTCGACAAACCAAAGGATTCGGCCATAAAGCTTTCGGCCTCGTCAAAGCCGGTCAAAATTTCGTCGTTTAAGCTCATGTAAAAAGTGAGGCCCGCCCGATATTAGGCGAGCCTCTTTTTGATTAGGATACAGACAGAAGAGAGTTGTTAATCGGTCGGCGCGTCTGATTTCTTGGCCACCTTCTTTTTCGGTGCGGTCGCGGCGATTTTCTTTTGCTTCTCAATTCGCCCGGCGCGGATGTATTGGATCTCGCCCGGCTCCTTGCAAGTTTGGTATGCCTTTAGGCATTTCTCCGCGTCCTCGGAAAGCTCAAGCACCGTTAGCTTGCCCTTTGGTGACTTGTGAAGTGTAAGTGATGCTTTGAACATAATTTGAAAGGGTTAAGCCAGCCCCGCGAACGAGGCTGGCGGTTAAGGTTAAGCGGAAGTGATACGAACGCCGTAATCAACACCCTTTGCAACACCGTAAAGCAGGTTGCAGTTGTAGTAAAGGATGCCGTCGGAGTCATACCAGCGGCGGAACTGAACTGGCAGCCCAAGCCCAGGAATGACAACGGTTTCAACTTCGATCCCGGCTTCGGCTGCCATTTCAGCGTCAACTGTGCGGCCTGCCATGAGAAGCGAAGATTTTTGGAAGGCAAAGCCGGCAAGGTTCTCGCCGTTTGCATCTGCAATGTCAGTCTCGTAGTTGTCGAACTTTGCAACGCGCGGAACGTTCGCCTCGCTCTTGTCGCTGGACATACCGGGGAACTCGGCGCTGTTGAGTGTCTTCACAAGTGAACCGTAGTAGGTCGGATTGAGGAAGACTGCGCGATCCATTTGTGACGCCTTTTTGGTATCGGTCAGTGTCGCACCAAGATCAACCAAATCGTCGCGATCAAAGTTTGCCGCCGTGATTGTGGAGCTTGTTGCGAAGTTGGCCACAGTGATCAAATCCCAGACATCGCCAAATACCTTATCACCGAGCGCTTGCAGTGCAGGCTGAATGAAAAGGTTGTTAAGGTTGATGCTGGACTTGCTGCGCTCCACGTCCGTGAAGCCGTAGGTGAAGCCGTAGTGAGTATCAAGATTGATAGTCACGGCGGTCATTGCCACGTCAGATGCGGCTGATTTGTAGCCGCTAGACATATCAGCCGCAGTTGGCTTGGTAGGGTAACGAGTAGTTACGGACTCGCCGGCGTTACGAATATCGTCGGAGAAGTCGGTTGTAAGTGCTGCAAGAGGCGCAAACAGGGATTGAAGCCCTGGGAGCGAGTCTTGCGCGATTTGCGCCAGATTGACGCCTGCAATAGTATTTGCCATAATGTGTATGTGTTAGTGTTTAGGATTCGAGAACGTGCTTGTTCTCTTGATAAAATTGGTTTTTAGCTTCGAGTCCTTCTTCTTTGCCGATGCGATTGTATTCATCCCAGAACTGATCCTCGGTCATTTGCGAGTTGTCGCCGATCTTGTCGGTTGCGCCGTTTTCTTGTGGCGCGTCCGGGATTGGCGCGTGTCCAACTTCGGCAAGTGCTTCCGCAACCTTGGATTCAACTTCGCCGTCGCGGATTTCCTTCGTCTTTTCGATCTCGGCTTTGTGGTCGTCGATCAACTTGGCGTTGGCTTCTTCGGCTGCCTTGGTTGCGTCCTCGGCAGCTTGAACTTCCTCGCGCAATCCATCAACAGCGCCGTTGAGCTTTTCGATTTGCTCGTTGCGATCTTCGAGCTTGGCATTGAGTGAATCAATTTGGCGCGCTTGGCATTCCATCTTGATTGCGTCAATCTTGGCTTGTGGGATTGCGTTGAACTCCTTCAGCGTTTCCATGTCGCCAATCGAAGCGGCTGCAAGGTTTGCGCCGTCGATTTCGTCAATAAATCCGGCTTCCTTCGCTTCTTCAGCGGTGTAGTAAGTCTCGGCGTCCATTGCCGCGTCAAGCTCTTCGGCAGAAAGGTTGCTGCGTGCGTAGCTGTTGCGGATGTTGGTTTCCATCTTGTCGAGCAAGTCGGCATCCTTGCGCAGTTGATCCGCGCCGCCCATGCTTACCGTCCAAGGGTTGTGGATCATCAGCAATGCATTTTCTGCCATGCGAACTTCATCTCCAGCCATTGCGATGACAGATGCCATCGAAGCCGCGAGCGAATCGACGTGCGTGACAACCTTGGCCGCGTGTCGCTTCAATGCGTTGTAAATTGTATTTCCTTCGACAATCGAACCGCCGCCGGAGGCGATGCGCAGATTGATCGTTTCAACATCATCGCCAAGCGCGTCCAGCTCGGCAATGAACTCATTAGCTGTGATGCCCCATCCGCCGATATTGTCGTAAATGGAAATCTCAGCCTCGGAAGACTTTGCGCCCTCCGCGTCAGTTGTGCGGTTCATTGCGAACCATTTGTTTTCAGTAGCCATGATATATTGGGTTAGTGTGTCAAGTTTGTGTGTTTTCGTCGTCGTCTTCAGCTTGTTGTATTGCCGCCTCGGATTCAGCCCCGGATTGCAAGGTGATTGGTCTTCGGTATCCGCCATCCTCTTCCCATGCTTCGGATACTTCTGGCGATACAGGCGGAAGCCCTGCCGACTCTCTAAAGGAGTCTTCGTCCGATCTTTGTGGCGTAAGTCCGCCAGCGCGAACCCCGACACCATAAGAGTCAAACTTAGCTTTCAAAGACTCAAACTGTAAGACCTGTTTTTTGTGTTCGGCTTCTTCCTCGCTTACTTCTTCGCCGCCTTGATTGTCGCCCGGTTGCGCAAGTGTTCCAAGTTCAATCGGATCGAGTCCATACTTTTCGGCAATCTCGTTACGCATCACCAAAAATTCTGCCCGCTTTTCGATAAACTCCGCCGGATCTTCGCCGCGTCGTGCAAGGATGTCGCACTCAGAAGCAATGCCCGCGCGCAAGTCTTCGCGGTCGGCCTTGCGTGCGTTTCCGTCGTCCACCGTAAACTCGCGCGGCTTTGTAAAGCTGCATTTATACCAGTCTTTCGGCAGCGTGTAAATTCCTTGCTTGGCTCGCTTCGCCATAATCCAGACGGCGACGCGCTTTTTGAACCGCTCCAACAATTCAAAGCGGTCATTGATTGCGTCGTTGATGTCGCGCTGAAACGCCCGGACGCCCGCGCCACCCACGGCTGAAGAATCCAACATTTCGCGCCGCCAGCGTAGGCCATAAAATGCGCTCGCTTCGATCTTGTCCGAGAACTTTAAGAAGCCATCACTTGGCCGGTTGCTTTCGTGCGCTTCCAAGCTGTCGCTGTGCTTGAGGTATCGAATCAAGCCGCCGTTCATCATTTGCGATTGGAATTGCCCCGCCGGTGCCCGTTGACCGCTGACGATGTTTTTCGCCATGTCCACGTTTCCGGTCGCGTTCTTTTCCTTTAGCGTGAGCGCGGCGTTTACCTTTTGCGCGATCTTTTCAAAGTTGCGAACCTCGGCCAAGTCATACCAGTCCAGCATCCCGGAAGCAATGACTGGGATGCCGCGCCCCTGGCTGAACCATTCCGGATCGGTGACGTGAATCATATCACGCGCAGACACGTCTTCGTATTCTTCGCCGTCTTCGGATAATACACGGTAGGCAACCTCGCGCGCATATTCGTTGTAAATGACGCCGTTCTGAATGCGCAAGCCGCGATACTTGCCCTCCTTCACCACCTTCTCGCAGTCGTAAACGGTCTGCCCGATCCGGTGCGCTTCCAAGTATTGCAATTGAGGAAAGCCGTCCGGCGTCTCGGACAAAAGAACAAAGAAATCGCCGTCCACGTCGATCGATTTGCTTTCAAGTTTTACGTTCCTACGCCATGAATACTGAGGCCCGCGAATGTCGAGCATCGTGTCGATCTTCGCCATGTCAGCCTCTACTGCTTTGACGAAATCCTCATCTTTAGAGTGCGATTGAAAACGCCAGCTTGATCCGTAAACCTTGCCAGCCTTCTGCATGACTGCGCCGCTAACGGTGCTGTTACTGGTAAAAATAAAGCGCGCATCGGAGCGCAAAAGCCGCTCTTTGTGTTGCGTCATCAAGTCCATCATGTCGGCGTTTTGATCGCCTTGCGCCATGCGCTGCACGCTATTGGCCGCCGTAGGATATGCGCTAGAATTGCGCGAGAACCACCAGCCCTTTACGCTGTCACTTGCTCGCTTGAGTGTCTTGATTGGTTTAATAGCCATTTCTGCTTGGATCGTTCGGGTATGCGTTGATTGCAAAAGTGGCCTGCGTGACACTTGTCACTTCGCCGTCAGCGTCGGTAATAAATGATTCAAGTTCCGCGTCGTCCATGTCTTTGATACACTTCCAGGCGTCGTAACACAACTGCGTAAAGTCGAGCGCGGTCTGTCCGTCCGGTAGCTCATAGGTAAATGATTTGCCTTGCACGGACGCGGACACGACATAGCGCCCGCCTTGCTCGGCCACGGTGAACTGCTTCGCCGCGAGCGATTCAAGCAAAGCAATAGTTTCGGCGGCAGTCTTGCCGGCCTTGATCCAGACTGTGAATAAAAAAGCGCGCATTTAATATGCGCGCTTGTGTCAAGTTTGGTTCCAACTAGCCGCTTTTCGCAACTTCGTGCGAAAGCTACTTGTTAGGGAATTAAAATGTCACCTGCCACCAGCCCAGATTCTCGGAGCGTGGCTGCGAAGAAGTAGCTTTCCCGCCAGTGAGCAATTTCACCGTCAGCACCTTGCACGATTAGGCCGTTTTCGTTGTTTGCCAGAATCTTCACAGGTCGAACCATCGAGTTGACTTTCGATTCGGGGGTTACCAAGTCCATTCGACTGCATCCTGTCCCTAACCAGCCGAGACAGACAATGCCGAGTATCGCGGCGAGTGTCTTACATTTTAGTGATTTCATATATTTAGTTTTGGTTGATATTATTGGTTGTTCGACTCGGCATTTCTGCTCTCAGTGTT